TTGGGACGGTGTACGGTGGCGACCCGTCCCCGCAGCTAGTCGCCAATGGACCCGCCGCCATCGACCCGACCGGGACGCTGGTGTGGGTGCCGGTGATTGGGCGCATGGACCAGAATAATTACATCATTGTGGTGCAGTGTCCGACTACGAATGCGAGCTGGGGGCTGACCCTCCCCGCAATTCTACCAGTGCGTGCCTTCCCCTCAATCCCCGGAGTACCGTAGACATGCCGTTGGAAAAAGGTTCGAGCAAAGAGTCGATCGCGCACAACATTGAAGAATTGCGCAAGAATGGGCACAGCGAAAAGCAAAGCATCGCCATCGCCGAACGCGAAGCGGGCAACGCCAAGGACGCCGCAGACATTCTCACCCGGGGCTGCTCAATGGACGAGGCATTGGGTAAGGCGGAAACGGTGCTGGAAAAGTTGAGCGATGATCAGGACGCAGACGGCGAATTGCGCAAGGCGTTGACGGATTTCATCAAGCAGAACAAGAAAAGTAAGGACGCATTGCCTCGCATGCCGCACTTGTCTGTTGTGCGTGTTAAGGACGACGCTAATTTATTTCATGTGCAGGACGCGCAGAATTTCTACGCGCCCGGCGAATTGGGGAAAACCCGCCGCACTACGCCGGAGGGGTTCTTGCTGTGTGAGGGGGTGAGCATCGCTCGCACCGGCGAGCAGGTGTATTCGGAAACTGAATTGCCCACCCTCGAAGGCAACGGCGACGGGCTGATCATTGTCAATCGGCCACCCGATGAAGTGTTTGATGATGAGACTATCGCCAGTTTCAACGGCAAGCCAATCACCGTTGAGCATCCGAACGAATTTGTAAATCCCGACACCTATAAAATACTGACGGTTGGCACCGTACAGAACACGCGCCGTGGTGAGGGCGCTGACGACGAGTTTCTTATCGCTGACCTGTTGATCACGGACAGAGCGGCGATTGATTACGTGAATAGAGAACTACCCGAATTGTCTTGCGGCTACGATTCGGAGTATGAGCAGACTGAAGCCGGTCGAGCGATTCAGCACAACATCATTGGAAATCATGTTGCATTGGTAGACCGGGGTCGTGCTGGACCGCGAGTCGCTATTAAAGATTCACTAAACGAGGTAATTGTCATGTCGAAGAAAACGTTCAAGGACCGGCTCACTGCTTTTCTTGGGGCCGCTGTCAAAAAGGATCAGGCCACGATGGATGCCCTGATGGCTGACGAAGAAGGTATGTCCGGTGAGGGTTCTGGTTACGGCTCGCAGGATGCCATTGATCGCGCTGTAGCGGATGCGGTTGACAAGGCGTTCGCGGCACGCGATCAGAAAGCGAAGGACGCGGCTGCTGAAAAGGAAAAAGCGGAAAAGGAAGCCATGGAAAAGGAAGGCTCTGCCGAAGATGCAGTTCTCAGTGGCGAAGAAATCGGCCGCAATGCCGAAATGCTTGGCCGCGTGTGGGTTGGCGACTCGGTTGGAACTCTGGTCCGCGAAGTTTTGGCACAGGCTGGAATTCTATCGCCGGATATTCAGATTCCGACGACCGATTCAGTCAGTCAAAAGAGCGTGAAGAATTTCATGCTTTCGTCACTGCTGAACGCTTACCAGACAAAGGACGGCAAAGCGGCAATCGATCCGGTGCTGCATGGCCGCGCTCTGGATTCGCTCAAAGGCCGCGAGGTGCGCACGGTGTTCGAAGCCGCCAGCGCAATTCGCAAGGCACAGAACGACGCTGCTGCGCGTCCGCTGGGTATTGATCCCAAGAAGTTCACTGCTGATGCCGGATCGTTCGGTTTGACGGTGTCTCCGGCGCAGTTGCAGGAAAATCTGGATAAGTTCTACGCTGAGAAAAAGTCGGCTTAACCCGGCGTCTCACTCACTTTTCAAAAGAGGAATTAAGTCATGACTGTTGTCAGCAATGCAATTACCTTCCGCGCTGCATTCGCCATCCCTGGCGATCTCACGCGGCCTTCTCAGAGCACCGTTGAGGCGCAGCCTTATGGCGCCACGGCGTTCCCGTCCTATGGTGTGCCGGTGGGTCTGGTGAGCGGACTGGTTGTCCCCATCGCCGCTTCTGGTACCGCCCTGTACGGCTTTCTGGTTCGTCCGTACCCCATCGAAGGTGCGAACGCATCCGACGCGCTGGGTACAGCGGTGCCAATAACTTCGGGTATCGCCAACGTCCTGAAGCGCGGATACATCGGTGTCTACGTGCAGAATTTCGCGGTGAACCCGGCAGCGGCCAACACGCCTGTCTATGTATGGTATGCGGCCTCGACCGGCCAGCACGTGCAAGGCGGCGTCGAAGCGGCGGCAACTGGAGGCAGCACCACGGAATTCAACACGTTCCCGTACAACGCCTACTTCACTTGCGCGAGCGATGCGAACGGCTACGCCGAAATCGCGTTCAATCTCTGATCCTCTCGGGTCAGCAACTTTTCAATCAAGAGGAACAGATTCAATGAACACTCAAATTTCTCATCCCGCAACGGTGGATGGTTTCGCCGCGACGGAAGCGCTTGCCCGCAGCGGGCAGGTAGTTTCCATTCGCGGTACCAACTCATCTCTGCCGGGAAAGCGCCGCGTGAAGATTCAAACGCAGGACAACGGAATGCGCACTTACGATAAGGCGACCATCGACGCCGCTGGCGTGTTCCTAGTCGGCGAGCTGGAACGGTTGGATCAGCGGCTGCATATGCCGTTGGCCGCAGTGACCTGGGGTCGTGACATTCCGCTCCGGCAGGATGTCTCAATGGCGGACGAGTACAGCTCGTTCACCAACAGCCAGTTCGCGCAGCCTCCGGGTATCGCTGGCTCCAACATAGCGTGGGCAGCTAAGGACTCGACTGCCATTGTTGGAATCGGTTTGGACATCGGCAAGACCATTCTGCCGCTCAACATTTGGGCGACGGAATTGTCGTGGACTTTGCCGGAACTGGCCTCAGCGCAGAAGCTGGGCCGTCCGATCGATCAGCAGAAGTACGAGATGATGCAGCTGAAGTACCAGATGGACGTAGACCAGATGGTGTACGTTGGTGACTCCGCCATCTCCGTTTACGGGTTGCTAAACAACTCGCGTCTCACCAACACCGGCAACGCGACCAATGGCAGCTGGGCGACGGCAACGCCAACGCAGATTTTGGCCGATGTCGATAACCTGCTGTATAGCGTGTGGAAATCCACCGGCTTTGCGATCATCCCGGATCGCCTGCTGGTAGACCCCGCGTCTTATGGCGTTCTGGTGAGCACGCTGGTGTCAACCGCTGGCAATATCTCGGTGCTGAAGTTCTTGCAGCTCAACTCGCTGGCGAACGCCAACGCGGGCAAAGAGCTGACCATTCAGCCTTGCAAGTGGCTGCTCGGTACCAACAATTCGAACACACTCGGTGTTGCGGCGACGAACTCCATGTTCGCCTACGTGAAAGACCCGATGCGTGTGCGCATGCCGCTGGTCCCGATTCAGCGCACTCCGCTGGAGTATCGCAACATCCGCCAGCTGGTCACCTACTTCGCGCGTATTGGCGCGGTGGAAATGGTGTACGGCGAAGTGTGCGGCCTGCGTAGCAACCTGGGCTGATCGGTCGTTTGAGTTCAAGTTTGTAAACAGGAGATTGAAGTCATGGCGAAAGTTACGATCAGAGTGTTGCGCCCGTTCGTGTTTACCCCGACACCGCGTCCCGGTGTTCGGGGTCAACCGGATGAGATTCGTTTTGGTGTCGGCCCGAAAGGCGAGCCGATGGATCACCAAATCGAGGAGAGCATGTTTGAGCATCCTTGGCTTTCCAAGGATTACGCTGACGGCAAAATTGAAAACCCGGCGCAAGCTGTTGTACGGGCCAAAGCGGAAGCGATACGTGCGGAAGAAACTGCGCGTGAAGCAGAAGCTGCACGTGTGCGCTCGGAAGCCGCGATAGCGCGAGCCGCCAGTGCGCACAGCAGCACACAGGCGTTGACGGATGCGGACACGGCATCACGGGAAACGCCAGTTGGCGAGTTGTCGAGGGGCGGCGCGGGCGGGCCGGGTGCAGTTGCAGGAGGCGCTGATGCGGACGTACCTGTGAATATTTTGCAGGAACGTCAGAAACAGGCACGCGCGGCGAAATAGCCCGTGATCACTCCGGCCACATTTCGACAAACGTTTCCAGCGTTTGGCGATCCGGGCGTGTATGACGATGCGGCGCTGAATTTTTATATTCCGCTTGCATACACGTTTTTGAACACTCCTCGTTGGGGTTCACTGCTCGACTACGGCGCATCGCTGTGGGTTGCGCACCACATGGTGCTCAATGCCCGCGATAACGCGACGGTGGAAAGTGGTGGGCTACCGGGCGAGGTGCAGGGAGTGAAGACTTCGAAGTCGGTTGACCGAGGCTCTATCAGCTACGACGCGGTGGGCGTGTCGATCCTTGATGGTGACTACTGGAATATGACGACGTTTGGTATTCGTTTCGTGCGACTCGCGCGAATGATGGGATCGGGTGGCATGCAGGTGAACGGGGTTCCATGCGGTGTGGGCTACGGTCCGTGGCTTGGGTTTAGTGGCGGCGGCGGAGGAGTTTGGTAATGAAGCAACTATTTGGTTTGATTGCTTCGCTATTCGCCAGTGCCGCTCTATCGCAAAGCATGCCCAATGGCCCCATCCAGCAAGGCGAAGTGTGGACCCCGGCGCAGTGGAACTCCGCTTGGGCGTCGAAGCAAGACCTCGGCGGTCAGATCGCCACGAGCCAGATCACCCCGCCCCCGTCGCTGATCAGTGGCAATTCCAATTGCACCATCACCGGCTCGTTCGTGCTCGGGTACACGATCACCTGTATCAGTAGCAGCGGCGTCACCGCCGTTTCCGTGGTCACGGCGAACGGTTTCTCCGGCACCGTAGCGAGTCCCGCCAGCACCCCCGCGATTACGCTCAGTGCCACGTTCACCGGGGATGCGACCAACGCGGCGAACACTTTGGCGATGACGGTTTCGGGAATCAATGGTGCCGTAGTGCCTGCGAGTGCGCCGTTTGTGGCGACCAACAGCTCACGTCAGCTGATCGCGGCGACACTGGGCACCGGCGTCGCCACCGCGCTCGGCGTTAATGTCGGCTCTGCCGGCGCCCCCGTGCTCAACGGCAGCGCACTCGGCACCCCCTCTTCTGGAGTCGCGACGAACCTGACCGGCACCGCGGCGGCGCTGAACATTGGCGGCAACGCGGCGACCGCTACTACGGCGACCGGCCTGACCTCTCCAGCTAGCATAGGTACAAGCCTACTGCCCACTAATGTCGCGGCAATCACTGGTACCGGCACCTTCGCTGCAAACTCCTCGACTTGGACTTGCGTGACAGTGTGTTCTGGCCTTGTCGTAGGCATGGGCATGGTGGGCGGCTCTGATGGCACCAATGTTCTTTACCCGGCGCAAGGTGGGGAGCTTGGTTCGGTCATTACGAATATCTCCGGCTCAACGATCACCACCAGCATCAATTCAAACGTTGCATTGACGCCGGGCACTTATGCATTTCAAGCGGGCCGCACACGATTTAACGCAACCAGCGCTGGGCTAATCAATACTCTCGCAGCAAATCAGATTTATAGCGGGCAAGCGGCGCAGGGGAATACGACTTGGGCATATCAGTATCTTTCTAACGAGTGTGATTATATAGCCACCAACTGTTTCTTGATGGATGCGAACAGTCGCGGCAATTCGATCGGCATCAATACCTTTTTTGGTGCCCGCACGAGTGATAGCGGTAGCACAACGGGAAACGCGCAGGCCCACACGAACCTGTTAGTCGTGGATAACACTACGGTTTCCTCTGGAAGTGTTGGTACCTCGTGGAATAACTACTGGCAGACTGAGGTCACGCCTACTGCGACAGCATCTGGGCACGCCATGACGACCGGTACTGAATCGAGTTTTTTCAACGGAGGCACCTACGTCAAATCTGATCCATGGAACACTATTCCTACCGGGGCCACGCACAACCTGGCGCTTGATTGCGGGCAGCCCAATCAGGCATGGGACACGAATAATTGCACAGAGGCGTTATCAATCACTGGATTGAGAGCGACGAGCGCAGCAGCCGGTATTGGAACTGGCACATCGACATGGTCGGGTGTCGTGAGCACAATCACAGTTACGAGCGCTACTGCGCAACCGATCATAGGACAAGAGATAACCGCCACCGGGATCCCGTTGCATGCTCAGATCATCGGTGCGATCACAGGAACCTGTTCGAGTTCATGCACGATTCCGATATCGCAACCGACGACCGGATCACAAACAGGAGTCACGGTTACTTTCGGCCCTCTTCGTAACGGGTTTGCTTCTGGTATCGTGTTCTCGAACTACGCGCTTGATCAGAACTCTGGACTTAGTAATCCACCGGCTATCTCGCTTCCTGCTGGTACGAATGGCGGTGGCTACTCCATCGCTTGGTACAAGTCGACTGGCTACACAACACCAGCGTGGCAGGTCTATTCTAATAGCACAACGACCAATGGCAATTACATGGCGCTGCAGGATACAGGGATATCCATAGGTAATGGTGGCACAACCTATCAGGTACTCGGCACAGGCGGCACATTTTCACAATACAATAGCGGGGGTGCCGCCAGCCTTGCGACTCGACGCACTGATAACCTTGCGTCTGGACCGGAAGGGCAACTCATCTTTCAAGGACTCAATACATCGCTTACTAATGTTAATTTTGCGGCAATTGTTGGCTCAACGACGAGCAACACGGCAGGAGCGGAAGCTGGCACGTTGAAATTTCAGGATGTCACGGCAGGCACTCTTACCACGGAAATGACTCTCAATCCGACCAGCCTGAATCTCGCCTCCGGTGTAGCCCTGCAAATGAACGGTACGCAGGCGATAGATACGAATGGCAACGGATCATTCGGAACATTATCCGCATCGAGCACGGTGAGTGGGTCTGGGTTCTCGACCTATCTCGCATCCCCACCAGCGATCGGAGGAACTGTCGCTGCCGCTGGTACTTTCACGACCCTCGGCGCGACGAGTTACGCCTCACCGATCGAGGTGGCTGGTGCGGCTGCGCTGGGTCTTGGTAACGTCACTGATGGCGCCGGGGTAAGCGTCGCCGATTGCGGCGGTTCCTGTGTCAATGTCCTCACTTTCACCGGAGGAAAGTCCGGCTCCTCGCCGGCAATCACGAATAGTGGAGGAGGCGCAGGGGTACAGGGCGATCTGGGGATGAAGCTAACCGCAGCCTCCGCAGCCGCAGCCGGTGGGCTCTCAGGCGGCGTTGCCTCAGTGACCGGAGGCGCGGGCGATACGGCAGGTAATGGCGGTAATGCCACCCTCACCGGCGGTGCAAGCGGGGCGACCGGCACGAACGGAGGGGCTGCCACTGTTACAGGCGGCGCTGCAGGGGCCACGAGTGGTAATGGCGGCCTAGCGCAGCTTATTGGCGGTTCTGCTGCAGCCAACAGTACGGGGGCTGGAGGGGCAATCGTCATTAACGGTGGCGCAGGTGGTTCATCCACGGGTAATGGCGGAACCGTGACTATACACGGTGGGGCGACTGTCGGCAGCACGAATGGCGCAGTCAGCATCAATGCCTCATTCAATGGTCAGACCAATATTGGCACCGGCACCACGACTAGTTTAGTCACGGTGGGCGGCGGAAGTAATGCGGTCACTGTGAACGCCACTACACTGACACTCGGCGGTAGTACGCTGGTCACATCCACTTCTCCCGTGACTTTATCAAATGCCGCAATACGCCTGACCGGGTTAGCCTCGTCGAGTGCGGCAACTACGGGCACAGTGTGCTGGACAACTGGAGCTAATAATCTCACCGTAGACACCACTGTCGCCTGTCTCGCCTCATCGCGTCGCTGGAAACAGGACATCGAGTCTTTGGGACCTGCACTTGATGAGCTGATGCAGTTTCGCCCCGTCTCCTACGATTTGAAGCCTGAGTTCAACCCAGCGCACCTTGGCCGTCAGATAGGTCTGATAGCAGAGGAAGTGAACGATATCGATCCGCGCCTGGTGTCGATCGATGATGACGGGCAGCCACGCGGGGTTCGCTATATGCAGATGGTGGCGCTCCTGGTTAAGGGCATGCAGGAGCAGCAGGCGGAGATCTCGGTGCTCAAGCAACAGGTACAGGAATTGAAGGCATTGCATTGAAAACCCTTGTGTCTCTACGCAATCCACGTAAAGATTTAATTAATTACTTCAAGCACTGAGGAGAAAATTCGATGAAGAGATTAATGTCGCTGTTCGTTGCCACGCTTGCGCTGTGTGCAGCCATTCCATCCAGTGCGCAGTCCCCGGTACCGCTCGGTCTCATGCGTTTTGGCACCACGGGTGTGTTTAGCCCGCAGGCCGGCAACTGCCTTAGCATCTTCGCCATGAACTCCAGTGGCCAGTCCGCAACGGACTCAGGCACTCCGTGCGCGCCGTCCTTCCTGCTCACCGCGTACACGAACGCCACCACCAGTTACACGGCGATCATGGCGCTGCCCGTTGTGCAAGGCTCGCTCACTGTACAGGGTGAGTGCAAGATCATTTGGGAGGGCAGCCAGAGACAAATGTTTTTCCCTGCATAACTTTAAACCTGCGGAGATTCCCGAATGACCACAATTCCTTTCAGTGAAGTTGCCAACATCGTCCCCGGCGTACTGTCCTGTTTGAGAATCCATTAGTGCCCGCCGTCACCATCACCAAGGACAACGTCGCCAAGGTATTCAAGCAGATCAATGATCTGGTGGGCAAGCAAGTATTGGTGGGCATCCCCGACAACGGGCAGAACAAGCGCGACGAGGAACCGGCAAATAACGCAACCATTGGCTATGCCATGGAATTCGGCTTGCCGGAACATAACGTACCGGCCCGACCCTTTTTGATCCCGGGTGTGCAAAAAGCCCGTGGCAAAGCCCTAGTGCAACTAAAACAAGCCGCTACGGCCGCATTAGAAGGCAATGGGGCGGCGATGGATCAAGCCCTAGCACGGGCCGGGATTTTGGCGTCCAACGAAGTGAAGCACACCATAAACGACAACATCCCGCCCCCATTGAAGCCTGGCACCATTGCCAATCGTCACAGAGGCCGCGGCACAAAACGGCGCGAAAGCGAACAGGTGTACTTAGACCTCGTGCGCAAGGGCGCGGCGCCCGGAGCGGCACAAGTCGATGTGGGGATTGTCGCGCTGGTAAACACGGGACAGTTGCGCAACTCGATCACTTACGTGGTAAGGAAGAAAAAATAATGCCGCGCCAGGGCACACGCCGACCGTATCTTGATTGCTCGGACATCTTGACCGATCCGGATTTTGTGCAGCAGCTGTTGTGCGTGCGACAGTTTCAAACGGTGGGCAATGACGGTATTGCAGTCAATGCGCCGCCGCTTAATCTCAAATTTTTCGGCGTCGTGACGGCGGTTCGCGGCTTTGAATTGGAGCGTAACCCCGAAGGTCAATTGATCAGCGGTACAATTCTTATCGTGACGCGCTTTCGATTGACGGATGGCAAGGGCGACAGTGTGGCGGCGGATGTCGTGCAGATTGGCATCAAGCAGTACACGGTGACAACCATCGAAGATTATTCGCAATACGGGCGCGGCATGGTGCAGGCAACCTGCACGCTGCTTCCTTACGGCGGTGCGTACCCGCCACCACCGTCGCAGAATCCGACCTTTTCACAACGGTGATTCATGGCTAATGAAAACACATCGGCAACCGGTGGACCGTTGGTACCGGTGCCGCCGATCCAGCCGGTAGATGACGATGCGTTGGATGTGGTGTTTCAAACCTTGGTGTCGAACCTTACGCAGATACCTGGCCCTTTAGTGCGACCACGTTGGAAACCGGTACCCGCCATTCATCCCGAACCGAACGTGAACTGGTGCGCAATTGGAATCACCGATGTAGAGCAAGACGATGGCCCTGTACTCGAGTTCAACATACCGACCGACAATAATCCGCAAGGTAGTGAAACGAATCTTGATCACGAAGGCTTGACACTACTTGCTTCCTTTTACGGTCCGAATGCTCAAGCCAACGCGCGATATATGCGCGCTGGACTGAATGTGCCGCAAAACACCGAAGCGCTTTTGCCCTTTTCGATTCGCTACATTTCATGCGGCACGGTGCGAACGGCACCGGAATTGATCAATCAGCAGTGGCGCCGTAAGTATGATTTACCATTGTACTTCCGTCGCGCGGTGACACTGGTGTATCCGATCGAAGCGTTGCTCAGTGCGGTAATCGTGCTGGAAGACGACGTGAATGAAATCGACGAAACAGTTAACGTCAGCGGGTTTGTCTTCGGCGAATCGGAATTCGGCGAAGGTGGATTTTAACCGCTCTAATTTGAAATCACGGAGCTTAACTCAATGACTACTTTGAACCTTGGCCTTTCCGTCAACGACGTCGTGAACGTCTCCGTGTTCTTGCAGCCGCTAGCGGCGCAACAGCGCAACTTCGGCAGCCTGTTGATTCTGGGCGATTCGCAAGTTATCGACACGCAAACCCGGTATCGGCAGTATTCATCGATCAGCGGAGTTGCCGGGGATTATCCCACCACGGCGCCCGAGTATCTGGCGGCGGAGGATTTTTTCGAGCAAGCGCCGCAGCCCTCCATTCTGTACATCGGCGCATGGGCACGCACGGCCACGAGCGGTTCGTTGTTCGGCGGGGCGTTATCCGCCGCGCAACAGGCACTTTCCAACTTCACCGCGATCACCAACGGCAATATCAACATCACCGTCAATGGTGTGAACAACACCTGGACCGGGATCAATTTCTCCGCCGCTACGTCGCTAACCCAGGTAGCCGCCATTTTGCAGGCGGCCATCGGCGGCGGCTCGCTCACGAACGTAACGTGGAACCCGAATACCAGCAATTTCATCATCGACAGCAACACCACCGGCGCCAGTTCTTCCGTGGTGTTCTTATCCACCACGCTCAACAACATGGGCTTCGCTGGTACTGCGGGTGGCTATAGCGTCACCGGAATTCCGGCAGAAACCGCGCTCGCTGCCGCCACGATCCTGACCCAGCTCAGCAATAGCTGGTACGGGTTGATGTTTGCGGCGAGCGTGATGCCGACCGATGCGAACCTCGTATCAATTGCAACATTTATCCAAGCAGCGAACCCGGTGCGCATCTTCGGCACCACCACACAGGAAGCCACCGCGCTGCAAACCGGCGATAGCACTTCGCTCCCCTATCTTCTCTCGCAGGGCAATTACACTCGCACCTTCTGCCAGTACAGCAGCTCCGACCCCAACGTGTGCGCAGCTATTTTCGGCATCGCATTCACTTGCAACTTCGAAGGCAGCAATACGCTGTACACGCTGAAGTTCCAGCAGGAGACCGGCATCGTTGCCGAAACACTGACCGAGTCGCAGGCGGCACAGTTGAACCAAACCAATTGCAACGTGTTCGTGAACTACAACAACAACACCGCCATTTTGCAGCAGGGGACGATGGCCAGCGGCCAGTTCTTCGATGTCATTCATGGTACCGATTGGTTGCAGAACGCGGCGCAAACCGCCGTGTACAACGTGCTGCTGACAGCTGGCACCAAGGTCCCGCAGACCGATCCCGGGGTGACGCGGCTGGTGAATGCGCTGACTGGCGTCATGCAGCAGGGCGTCGCCAACGGGCTGATCGCGCCCGGGGTGTGGCTCGGTCCGCCGGTGGGCGAAATCGTCACCGGGCAGACCCTCAGCACCGGCTACTACGTGTTTGCGCCGCCCGTCTCCACCCAATCACAAGCTGCACGCGCCGCGCGTCAGGCTCCCGTCATCACTGTGGCGCTCAAATTGGCCGGGGCCATTCACTTCGCCAATGTGGTAATGAACGTCTCCAATTGATCTAACCCAAACCGGTAATAGGAAATTTCAACATGAGTCAGACTTATAGCTTCAAAGATGTTTCCGCCAACATCGCCGGTCCTACTGGTTCGGCGGACTTGGGGTATGGAGCCGCCGTATCGGACGAGGGCATTACGATTGCCATGCGCGGCGATAAGGAAACGATGGACATCGGGGCTGACGGTACGCCGATGCACTCGCTGCACGCCGACAAGTCCGCCACCGTCATCATCCACTTGCTGAAGACTTCGCCGGTCAATGCGCTGCTCATGGCGATGTACGACTCACAGCAGATTTCATCCACGCTGTGGGGACAGAACATCATCGTGATCCGCGAGAACGAATCCGGCGACATCACCACCTGCGCCTCGTGCGGCTTCAAGAAAGCCCCCGACATCAAGTACGCGAAGGAAGGCGGCATGGTGGACTGGGAGTTCAACGCCGGAACCAAGGACACAGTGCTCGGTATTTATTGATTTTGTAGTTGATCAGGAGAACTTCGAGTGATTGAATTCGACATGGACGGTGGGCATTACCGTCTTGAAAAACCCAATGCCATGCAACAACTGCACTTGTCGCGCAAACTAGCCCCGCTTCTGCCCGCGTTGGCGCCGGTAGTGGATCGAATGCTGCAAGAGCTAAGAGGAAAGAACTCAGGCGAATTCGCTAAAGTTATTGAGGGTAAGCTACTTGACCTCGCACAACTAGCGCAGCCGTTCGCGGATCAACTGGCGAATATGAAGGACGAAGACGCGGAGTATGTGTTTGACCTGTGTTTGGGATGCACCTGGGTGCAGCATGACGGCAACTGGATAAAGTTCTGGGTCAAAGGCGCCAAGATGCCTTCGGTCAAGGAACTCAATGACCCCTCCATCATGATCAAGCTGGTGCTGCGCGTGATTCGTGAATCACTCGGAAATTTTATAACCGGCTTCGCTACGAACGTGCAGGAACCCGCTTCGGCGGCATAAAGTTCTACGAATTGCCGGGCGGCGAGGATTGGGTGCTGGCAGTGGTGGAAGCCGGAATGATTGATTATCGGGATCTGTTGGATGGGACGGTGGATCTGTTTGATGTGGCGCTGTGCAGCGATTTTCTGGCGGCACGGGCCGATAACGAAGATTTGATACGGCGAAGCAAGGAGAAAGAATAGTGGCTGATTCTACGGTCATAAAAGAATTTCTCGTCGCACTCGGATTCAAGACCGATGAAACCGCGATCAAGAAATTCACCGGCGGAATCGCTGCTTCCACCAAAGCGGTCGTCGCGTTGGGTGCTGCGGTCGAAGGCGCAGTGCTGGGCGTCGTATACTTCATCGATCGCTTCGCCTCAAATCTCGAAAACCTGTACTTCGCTGCGCAACGCACCGGCAGCTCCGCGGACCAGCTGCAGGCGTTCGCACTCGCCTCGCGCAATTTCGGCTCCTCGATGGAGGAGGCGATGGGTGCGGCAGAGAATCTCGCCACCTACATGCGCAAGAATCCCGGCGGTCAATCGTTTATCTCCGGCTGGTTGCGACAGGTGGGGATTGATTCGCGCAATCTGCACGGCGAAGTCGATTGGCTCAAGGGCATCAGCAAGCTGTTCACTTATCAGCGCGAACACGGCCAGATGTTCATGGCCGAGAATCTGGCTTCGCAGTGGGGAATTTCCGAGCACCAGTTGCTGGCCATGTCCACCCCCGGCTATGCGGCGGAACTGGATAAGCAGGAGAAACATTCCAGAGGATGGAAGGCGGCATCGGAGGCCGCGCACAGATTCGAAAACCAGATGGCCGATGCCAAGATGTTCTTGGAGCAGTCGATACTGCCGCTGGTGGGACCGCTGTTGACGGGTGAAGGCGGGCTGATAGGGAAGCTCACCGCATTTATCTCCCACCACGGTAAGCAAATCGTCAAAGACGTGGAGTACCTGGCCACGGGGTTGCTGGATTGGTTTAGCAAAGTGTTGGATTGGCTGGACAATAACGGTGATGCGATTCAGAAAGACATCACTGGCGCATTTGGCGTAATGAAAACAGTTTACGACACGATTAAGCCCGCGATGATTTGGCTGTATGATAAATTCATCGAATTGAATACGGCGACCGACGGATGGCTGGCGAAAATAGTGCTGCTGATTGCCGCACTCAAATTAATCGGAGCCACCGGAATCATCACTGGTATCGTTTCAATGGGTGCAGCTCTAGCCACAGCACTAGGCGCCGGGCTGAGCACGGGGTTGGCCGCACTCACTGCGGCATCCGGAGCCGGTGGCGCGCTGGGTATTGCGGCCACCACCCTCGGGATGTCGATAGCGGCGGCAGTTGGAGTGGGGTTGGCGGCAATTATCGATCACTTCTTCCCAAACAATTGGCTGGCACTCGCCGGACGTTGGTTGGGGTCGTCGCTCGCGGACGCGGCGGATAGCTCTCGCGCCCACAGCAAAATGGTAAATGGGGGAGTTGATCCGACCTCGACGGTTGACTCTGCTTATTACACCGTAGGAAAGGACGGTAAGTCATCCGCTGTGGAGCAGCCCTACAATAAGACGCTGAATTCCAGTGTTGATTTTCACGTGCACGGCGTACCAGATACTATGGCACAGCGTGTTGCGGATGCGATTGCTCTGCATCAGCGGGATATCAATGCGTCGATTATTCGCGAGTTCGCACCGGATAGCCGATGAGCGCCGTACTTGTTCCGTTGTCGGGTCTCGCCAATAACATCAGTGGCAACCTGATCACCATCATTCCGTCCGGCAACATCGGCGGGATCGAAGTGTTCGCGACGCTCGAAGAAACGATGACGGACACCGTGCGCGTTACCGAACACCCGGTGGAGGCCGGAGCGGAGATTTCCGATCACGCGTATTACCGGCCAGCGGAGTTGGTGATGCGATGTGGGTGGAGCAATTCGATTGACAGCGATCAGCAGAATTCCTTCCCCGCCTCTTTCGCTGGCGGGAAGATGTC